TCGTAGCTGGTCATGATTCTGCTGTAGCAACTGCAGAGCAGATCAATAAGACAGAAACATATCGTGACCCTGACAGCTTTGCTGACATTGTTCGTGGTATGCATCTATACGGCAGGAAGATTCTTCGTCCAGAAGCAATCGTAACTGCTCGTTATAACGCAGCGTAAGGGAGATATAACATGGCTACTTATGATATGACTTCCAGTGATACCGCTGGTGTTGGAGCAAACGTTTTAGCTGTTCCAACTAACGTTGGTAATACTGTACGAACCATTGAAGCAATACTAGATATTGATGCAATGGTAACTGCTGGTTACTCTGGTGCAGATGGGGATGTATTTCAACTTCTTGAAATCCCTGCTGAATCCGTAGTAGTTGCTGCTGGTGCAGAGATTATGAAATCTTTCACAGCTTCTTGTACTGCCGATATTGACTTCGCTGGTGGCGATGACATTATTGATGGTGCAGATATAACTGCTGCTGCTGGTACGTATCTTGCAAAAGGTACTAATGGCGAAGCTAACGTTGTAAATACAGGAGCAGCTTCTACTTTTGCTGCCGCTGCACTTGCATGTGTTGGTGCTGCAGATACCATTGATGTGACAATAGCTGGTGCTGCACCTGCTACTGGACGTCTACGGGTATACGCAGTAATTGCTGACGTTTCTGCCGCAATGACAGAAGCTGCAGTCGCCCAGCGTGATCTGGTATAATACTAAACACTACTTTGGGGCTGGCATGTCGCTGGCCCCATTGACGCATCCAAAGGAAACTTAATGGCATATACATACTTAGATATTACAAATGAAGTTATTGCTCGTTTTAATGAGGTTGCTCTTACATCTTCTAACTTTACTGCAGCTAGAGGATTTCAGATACAATGTAAAAATGCAGTAAACGATTCTATTGATTATATTAATACCAGTGCATACAGTTGGCCCTTTAACCATTCTACTCAAACAGATACACTTGTTGCTGGTACTACCCGATATAGCATACCTACTACGGCTAAACACGTAGACTACGATACCTTTAGACTTGTAAAAGATGATTCATTAAGTGTAGGTGGTGGAAGTTTAAACGTTTTAGATTACAAAGATTACCTAGATAGTTTTATTACACAGGAAGATCAAACAGATGTAGGTAGTGTACCTCGTAGTGTTTTTAGAACTCCTGATAATAACTATGGTTTATATCCTTATCCTGATAAAGCATACTCTTTAAAGTACGAATTGTATTCATATACAACTGCTTTGTCTGCAGCTACAGATGTTCCTGTAATACCAGAGCAATATAGAGCCGTTATAGTAGATGGTGCAACTGCATATGGGTATCAGTACAGGGGTGAAGCAAATCAGTTTCAATTAAACTTTCAGAGATTTGAAGCTGGTATAAAAAATATGAGAAGTCTTTTATCTAATAGGGTAGATTATATAAGATCTAAAATGATTACACGATCATCTAAATCTGTAAGTATGTTTGGTTAAGGTTTAAATATGGCAGACGAATCAGGTCTTAATCCATTTATCTTTCCATGTAAAGGTGGTTTGGTACTCAACAGTTCTACTTTTACTATGGACCCCGGACAAGCATTTGAGTTGCAAAACTTTGAGCCTGACATTAAAGGTGGATACCGTAGGATAAATGGATATACTAAATGGAACGCTAACTTAGTTCCTCATACCTCTGCTACTTCTGAAAAGGTACTTATGTCTGCGTACCACAAAGGAGAAGTAATAGCAGCTAGAGGTACTAAAGTATTTAGATCTACAGGTGCAAGTAATGCACTAAATGGTGCAATTAATAATTCAGCTACTACACTTACACTGGATAGCACTGCAGACTTTAGTACAACGGGTACTATACTTGTAGGTACAGAACAGATTACTTACACAGGTAAAAGTACTACACAGCTTACTGGTTGTACAAGAGGAGCAAATAGTACGAGTGCTGCAGCACATGCAGATGATGCAACACTTACACAGTACTGGACACAGATAGATACGGGTCGTACAAGTGCAGGTAAGTATACTTTTTACAGACAGAACTTATCTGGCACTGACATAATAGTATTTGCAGATGGGGCTAACAATGCAGCATACTTTGCCTCTGGTAACTCTGTAACTGACATAAATGGAACTGGCGCACCTGCTAACCCTAAGTTTGTAACAGGACACAAGAACACTTTATTCTTTGCTGGTATGTCTAGTAATCCACAGGAGATAGTTTTTACTGCACCATACTCAGCTACAGACTTTACGGCAGCTAACGGTGCAGGATCAATTGTAGTAGAAAGTCCTATCACAGGATTGTTTCCATTTCGTGATGATCTGATTATATTCTGTGAAGAACGTATATTTAAATTGTCAGGTAATAGCGTAGCTGACTTTCAGTTAGTTCCTATATCTCGTAACATAGGATGTATGAATGGGTTTACAATACAAGAATTTGCAGGTGACATTGTATTCTTAGGTAGAGATGGGCTTAGAACTGTAGCTGGAACTGAACGTATCGGTGACGTAGAACTTGGAAGTATTAGTACACCAGTACATCAGTTGTTTAATGTACACAGTACGATAGATGAATTTGATTCTTTAATTGTACCTGACAAGACACAGTATAGAATATTCTTTGTGAACTCTTCTACTACTGCAAAAAAAACAACAAAGGGTGTTATTGCTCATAGATCAAGAGATGGGTATGAGTTTTCTGAAACGTTTGGATTACAACCTTCTTGTACTGACTCTATAAATGAAGATGGTAAAGTATATGTATTACATGGTGGATATGATGGATATGTGTACAGACAAGAACAAGGCAATACTTTTGATGGAGACAATATAATCGGTAGATACAGATCACCTGATTTAACTATGGGTGATGCAGGTATTCGTAAAAACTTCCAAAGGGTTATTATTAACTATGCTCCTGAAGGTGTAGTAAACTCTGACTTGTTCTTACGATATGACTATGAAGACCCTGATGCTCCAAGACCTGCAGCTTATCCATTTGATAGTAGCTCTATCGTTGCTATATATGGAGCAGGAGCATATGGTACTGTTACTTACGGTGGGCAGTCTCAGCCTTTGGTAAGACAGGCAGTAGAAGGTAGTGGCTTTGCAATAGCACTAAGGGTTGTTGACAATGGTACATCAGAGCCTTACTCACTTAAAGGCTTTCAGTTAGAATTTGATGCAGCCGCAAGGCGTTAAAGGAGAAATAAATGGCTGGTTATACACGGCAGTCCACATATACAGACGGTGACATTATTGATGCAGCAGACTCTAATGACGAGTTTGACCAACTTCTAGCTGCCTTTAATGCTTCCTCTGGACACACACACGATGGTACTGCTGCAGAGGGTGCAGCAATTACTAAGCTACTAAGTAACACACTTACCTTTGGTGCAGCTACTTCAGGTACAGATATTACAATTACCTTTGACGGTGAGACTAATGACGGTGTACTAAAGTGGATGGAAGACGAAGACTACTTTGAGTTTTCTGATGACATACTTGTAGCCTCTACTGAAAAGATACAGTTTCGTGATACAGCTATTTATATTAACTCATCTGCTGATGGTCAACTTGATCTCGTAGCTGATACAGAAATACAAATCGCAGCTACTACTATTGACATGAATGGTGCTGCAGACATCTCAGGTAACTTAGCTGTAGGTGGTAATCTTACAGTTGCAGGTAATGCTACAGTAACAGGTACTACAACGTTTAACGGTGGTACACTCACATTAGGTGACTCAGCCAGTGACAACGTAGTCTTTGGTGCAGATGTTGACTCACACATTATACCTGACGATGATGACACATACGACTTAGGTAGCTCAAGTCAACAGTGGCGTAATTTATTTATTGATGGTACAGCAAATATTGATACAGCCTCTATAGATAATATATCTGATGATACACTTGTGGCTACAGATAAAAAGATACAGTTTCGTGACACTGGCCTGTATATTAACTCTAGTACAGATGGACAGTTAGATATTGTAGCTGACACTGAAGTACAGATAGCTGCAACTACAGTGGACATTAATGGTGCAGTAGATGTATCAGGTAATCTATCTGTAGGTGGTAACTTAGACGTTACAGGTACATTTGATCTAAGTGACTCTAACTTTACTAATGCAGGTGACATACAGCTAGATAGTATTACAGGTGACTCAGATACAAACACTAGCATTACCTTTAGTGGCTCAGATGTAATTACGGTTACTACTGGTGGTGAGACACAAGTTACATTTAACAATGGTTCTATTCTACCTACAACTGACAATGACGTAGACTTAGGATCTAGCTCACTAGAGTTTAAAGACTTGTACATTGATGGTACTGCCTATGTAGATGCCATAAACTTTAATGGTACTGCAATATCTGCTACTGCAGCAGAACTTAATATTATGGATGGTGTAACAAGTACTGCAGCAGAGCTTAACATTCTTGATGGCGTTACGTCAACTGCAGCAGAACTAAACATACTTGACGGTGTAACATCTACTGCCGCTGAGTTAAACATCCTTGATGGTGTTACAGCTACAACTGCAGAGATAAACCTTATTGATGGTGATACTTCAAGAGGTACTACGGCAGTAGCAAGTGGTGACGGTATTCTCATCAATGATGCTGGAACTATGCGTATGACTAATGTAGATACAGTGTCTACATACTTTGCAAGTCACAACGTAGGTGGAGGTAACATTGTTACTACTGGTGCATTAAACTCAGGTAGTATTACTTCTGGCTTTGGTGCTATAGATAATGGTTCGTCTAACATTACTACGACAGGTGTAGGTTCCTTTGGCTCACTAGATATTAGTGGTGCTATAGATGTAGATGGCACTAGCAACTTAGATGCAGTAGATATAGACGGTGCTGTAGACATGGCAAGTACTCTGCAAGTTACAGGAGTAGCTACACTTACAGCTACTGCAATAGCTAACGCAGGTGTATCTGTAAAGAACGGAGCTACATCTGCTGGCTTTGTAGAGTTCTTTGAGGACTCAGATAACGGCTCAAATAAAGTAACACTAATAGGACCAGCATCTACTGCAGATGTGACCTTGACTTTACCTGCTGCTGCTGGTACAGTTGCAACAACAGATGATGCCACAGCCCTAGCCATTGCGCTTGGTTGATATAGGAGAAAACAATGGCTAATACTTTTAAAACAATTACACGGGATGTAGCACCAGCAAGTTCTGGTACACCTGAAACAATATACACAGTACAGTCTGGTAGTACTGTTATCATACTTGGACTATTCTTATGTAACGTACACAGTTCACAGGTTACTGCTTCAGTAGACTTTGTGAGTACAACAACTCAAACAAGTCAGACACAAAACACTACGGCACAACTTGTTAAAGATGTAGCTATACCTGTAGGATCATCTTTGTCTGTACTTGACGGTAAGATTGTAGCTAACGTAGGTGACATAATTAAAGTAGACTGTTCTGTAGCTGACAAAGTTTCAGTAATAATGAGTTACATGGAGATAACCTAATGGCAGGATATATTGGCTCTAGGGCTGTAAGTGTAAACACTACATCAGCTACCATCACTGATGACCTAACGATAGGTGACGATCTTACTGTTACTGATGACATGACCGTTGGTGGTACTCTTGGAGTTACAGGTGTCTTAACTGCGACTTCATTAGACATCTCTGGTGACATAGACGTAGACGGTACAACTAACCTAGACGTAGTTGATATTGATGGTGCTGTTGACATGGCATCTACTCTAGATGTAAGCGGAAATTTGGGGATTGGAACTACCGCAACTACCGCAGCTAGTAGTACTAAAAATATATTCTTAGGTGGGACAGGTAACATTTATGCTGATGCAGCAGCAAGTGCAGATGCTTCATTATCCATTAGTCAAAACGCAAAAGTAGATGCGGATAACTCATGGGAATATATTGTTACTGACGAAGCTAGTAACTATTATCAGAACGCTGGTTATCACGTATGGCGTTACGCTGCAAGCGGCAGTGCAGGGGCAGATATTTCTTGGTCAGAGGCCATGCGCATCGACAGCGGTCGGTTACTAATAGGCACAACTTCTACATATTTTGCAGATGCAGATGACCTTGTTGTAGCAGGTAGTGGGAACCAAGGAATAACGATAGCCTCTGGTACTTCTAATGCTGGAAACATTTTCTTTGCTGATGGCACTTCTGGTGATGATCGATTTAGGGGAATTGTCAGATACGACCACTCTGGGAATAATATGTTATTTTATACTAATGGTGCAAATGAACGTATGCGCATCGACAGCAGCGGCAACGTGCTGGTGGGTAAATCAAGTGTGTCATTTGGCACAGCGGGTGCGGAGCTAAACCCTAGCGGCTCTCATAACATGACAAGAAGTGGTGGCGCATCACTTTCTTTGAATCGCCTTTCGAGTGATGGGAATATTTTAGATTTCTACAAAGACGGCACGGGTGTAGGGAGTATTAATTCACGAGCAGGGGTTGTAACAACTATAATTTTAGACCCTCGCTCTGGTGGCGGTGGCCTCTCTGGAGGAGGACAAACTATTTTTCCGACAGATAATGGTGGCACTTTAGCAGATGACCGTATTAGTTTTGGTAGTAGCAGTTTAAGGTTTGACGACATCTTTGCCACCAACGGCACAATTCAAACCTCTGACCAAAACGAAAAACAAGACATAGCTGCACTTACTTCAGCCGAAATGTTGGTAGCAAAACGTATATCTGCGTTGTTCAAGACATTCCGCTGGAAATCCAAGGTTGCAGCTAAGGGTGACGATGCAAGAACTCACTCAGGTATTGTAGCTCAAGATGTGCAAGCAGCTTTTGCAGCCGAAAGTCTGGACGCTGGTGATTATGGAATGTTTATAAGCACAACTTGGACAAATGATGATGGTGATGAACAAACTAGAATGGGTATTCGTTACCCTGAGTTGTTGTCATTCTTAGCGGCATACAATGAACAACGCTTTGCAGCTATTGAGACACGCTTAACGGCATTAGAAGGATAAACAAATGGCAATAACATATACTTGGACTATTCCAACTGTTAAAAGAACAATCGCAACTGGTGGTATCAACACGATACATTGGCGTTGCAATGCAGTAGACGGTGATCACTCAGTCGGCAACTACGGCTCATTTGGCTGTGCGCCTGACCCATCGGCATCTGACTTTATTGCTTATGCCGATGTAACAGAAGCTAACTGCATAGCGTGGGCGCAAGCTCATGTTGGCAAAGACGACACTGAGGCGGAACTTGCTGCCCAGATAGCGGTGCTGAAAGCACCAACCCAAGCTGCAGGAACACCTTGGTAAAAAATAAGGATAAACAAACATGACCAGAGCAAGAGATTTAGCCGATAGTGCAGACAAGGACATTGCTGGCACACTCACTTTAGATGCCGTTAATGCAAGCGGTGTAATCACAGGTTTGACTGTAGAAGCTACAGGCGATACTGCTGCTGGTGATAATGCAGCTATGGGATATACTGCTGCTGAAGGTTTGATCCTAACAGGTCAAGGTAGTACAGGTGACGTAACGATTAAGAATGATGCCGATGCAGTGGTTCTGCAAGTGCCTACTGGTACGACAAATGTTAATGTTATTGGCTCTCTAGATGTCGCTACCAATGCTGTAATTGATGGCACTGCCCTCGTAACAGGTGTCCTGACCACCACGGCTGCGACTGTGTTTAATGGTGGATTTGTTAGTAATGCTAACTCTACAGTAAATCCTACTGGAGGTGTAATTACTCTAGGAGCAAATGGACATATTATTTCTAAGCAATCTCTTGATGTTGCTACTGCTGGTGGTCGTTTTATTGGTCAAAGTAACCGTGGAGAACTAGGTAATATTGGTATTGAACAAACTGCCAACAGTACAGACGGTGGTTACATAAGGTTTTCTACTGCACCTTCTGGATCAACAACTTCAGCAGAGGCCATGCGCATCCAAAGCAACGGCAGTGTCGGCATTGGCGTAACTAATCCTTCCTCTTTTAATTCTGGGGCGTATAATTTAGTAGTAGGCGATCCAAGTATTAACAGTCAGGGCATGACTATAGCCGCTGATACAAGTTCAATTTTATATTTCGCTGATGGAACAAGTGGTGCTGAAACATTTGCGGGGAGTATTATTTACAATCACTCCGATAACAATATGACGTTTAGAACGAATGGATTTAATTCAGCTTTAGTAATAGCTTCAGATCAGTCAGTATCCACACCCACAGCAGGTACATCTAACGTAAAGCTTGGTGTCAACGCAGGTAACTCAATAGCTTCTGGCGGTAACTACAACGTCTGTATAGGAGATGAAGCAGGAACGGCTATAAGCACAGGTGATAAAAACATTGCTGTTGGTTTTACTGCTTTGAACGGTGAGGTACTTGGTTCTCAGGCAACGGCTGTAGGATACCAAGCTCTATTTTCACAAAACATGGGATCGTCTGTAAACAGTGACAATACTGCTGTTGGTTATAATGCAGGTAGTTCAATCAGCACAGGTAAAAGAAATACCATTTTAGGTTCGTCAGCAGGATTACAAGGACAGACCATAGATGACAGCGTAATTATTGGTTACAATGCTGGTGGCGGTGCTGTTATGACAGGCCATGATAATGTCTTAATTGGTAAAGATTCTGGTCAATCTATGACCTCTGGGCAAGCCAATGTAATGGTAGGACGTGATACTGGACAAGCTACAAACACAGGTCAATGGAATATTGCTATCGGGGATCAAGCCTTACAAGCAAACCAAGATGGTGACGGTGCAGTAGCTATTGGACGTGATGCCTTGGCAGTCTTTGAACCTGCTGACGGTCTAAGTTACAACGTGGTGATTGGTTATCAGGCAGGTGCTGTGGTGACTACTGGTCTAAACAATACTCTTGTTGGAGGTGTTGCAGGAGATGCTCTTCAAGGTGGACATAATAATACAGCGGTGGGTATGGGCGCAGCAGGGGCACTTATTTCTGGCGGTCTCAACACGGCAATAGGAGAATCAGCAGCTAAAACCTTAACAACTGGGGGTTCCAATGTTTGTATTGGAGAAGATGCAGATGTTAGTGCTAGTGGTAATAGTAATTCAATATGTCTTGGCGTAGGAATAGCTGCTGCTGCGAATGACTTTTCGTTTGGTAAATCAGGAAATGTTGTAACAAATGATTTTGATACAGATGCTAACTGGTCACGATCCTCTGATGAGCGTTTAAAGAAAAACATTACAAATCAGACATTAGGTTTAGATTTTATAAATGATTTAAGAACTGTTAAATATAAATGGAAAGCCAATGGTGAGCTTGATGCTTCAGACAGTCAATTAGCACATTTGCGTAAGACTGATGATGACGGTAACATTATTAACTATATGAACACAGATGCAACAATGCACAACTTTATCGCACAAGAAGTTAAAGCTGCATTAGACACGGCAGGTGTATCTGACTTTGCTGGTTGGAAAGAAGATCATTATGGGGTGCAACAAGTATCTCGTGAGATGTTTGTCATACCACTTGTAAAGGCAGTACAAGAACTGTCAACCAAACTAGATGCAGCACTCGCTCGTATAGCAACACTGGAAGGATAAGACATGGCAATTACATTCACATGGTCTGTTAGTGATATGCACAAAGTCACTGAAACAGGTGCAGTATATAAAGTTGATTGGTCTTGCAGTGGCGTAGATGCTGATACTAAAATAAGTCACAGTCGGTCAGGGTCATACTTGCATACAGAATCTGTTAATGTACCAGAAGTTACAGAAACAGTTAAAGACGATGATGGTAATGATGTTACAAGAGAGGTAACCTCTGCATATACAAAGATTGTACAGGCTACACCTGACCACACAGCATCAGACTTTAAGGCATACACAGACTTAACTGAGGCAGACGTATTAGCTTGGTGTAAAGCTGACGGTGTAGGCGCATCTAATGAAGCTCTTATAACGTCTAACATTACTAATAAGATAGCTAACAGTGCTAACTCCACAGGACTACCTTGGTAGAAAGATAAGGATAAACAGACATGGCAGGATATTTAGGATCAGTACCAGTACCACAGGCTACCCAACACAGGGAAACCTTTACTGCTACTGCTGGTCAGACTACGTTTAACACGGCAGGTTATACACCTCTGTTTATAGATGTGTACCTCAATGGTGTCCATCTAAGTCCTGCCGATATTACAGCTACTAATGGGAGTGACGTTGTACTAGGTGCATGTGTAGTCAATGACATTGTAGACATTGTAAGCTATACACCATTTGAGGTAGCAAGTCAAACGTTTACTGGTACGACTACAATGACAGACGTTGTAGCAGCGTCCTTAGACATCTCTGGTAACATAGATATTGATGGAACAACTAACTTAGATGTTGTAGATATTGATGGTGCTGTTGATATGGCATCTACATTGGGAGTAGCTGGTGTAGTCACAGCTAATGCTGGTGTAGTTGTAGATAACTTCACGCTTGATGGAACTACTCTGGCTTTAAGCTCTGGTAACTTCACGCTTGATGTAGCTGGAACAATATCTCTTGATGCTGATGGTGCTGACATTATGTTTAAAGATGGTGGTACAGAGTTTGGTAGAGTGTACAACTCATCAAATGATTTTGCCCTGTATTCAGCAATTTCAGACCAAGATATGAAATTTCAAGGCAACGATGGTGGTTCTCTTGTTACAGCATTAACCCTTGATATGTCTGACGCTGGTGCGGCTACGTTTAATTCTAATGTTGGGATTGGTGTAGCACCAGCAACAGCTTATGGAAGTGCTTTACAAATCCACGACAGTGGTACAAGCGGTGCTAACTTACGTTTGACAGATAGTAACACTGGATCTGGAACTGGCAACGGTATGGAGCTTCTTGCTATTAACGCTGATAACTATTGGATAAATCGTGAAAATGGCCCAATCTTTAAAATTATAAATGGTCAATCAGTTCAAAAGATTACTACCACTGCCACTGAGATTCAAAGCGGAAATTTGGGGATTGGAGTTACACCTGATACATTTAGTTCAGGTTATACAGCCTTGCAAATAAACGGATACGCTTACAACATTGCCCATAGTGGTGGTGATCACTACATAACAAACAATGCTTACTATAATAGTAGCTGGAAATATGGTCAAACATCAACTGCTCAAAAAATAGAAATGAGCAGTGGTCTAGCACGAATATTCACAGCGGCTTCGGGTTCAGCAGACGCAGATATTACTTGGGTTGAAGGGCTTAGAGTTGGTGTAAGTGAGTCTGTTTTTAACGAAGCCAGTGACAACATAGATTTCCGTATTGAGAGTGATGGCATTGCAAATATGCTTAATGTTGATGGTCAACATAATTCTGTTTGTATTGGTAATAATACTACATCTCATAGATTTATTGTACACTCAGAAGTCTCTGGTGATCATGTTGCAGCAATTAGAAATGATGGAAACAACACCAACAAACTTGGTCTAGTTATTCTTGCTGGTACAGATGATAACTCTGGCACTAATACTATGATTCAATTTAGAGATGGTGATAATACAGATGTTGGAGCGATAACAGCTTCTGGTGGTACAGTTACTTATGCTGCATTTACGGCTGTACACCCTGCTATTTTACCAGATGAAGACAATGCTAACGGTTATGCTTATGGAACATTAGTAGAGACAACTAGCGTATCTTATGAAAAAAATTCATCAGGAAATGATTTTGAACGTGGTATAATTTATAACGTAACTAAATCAACCAGTGCCAATTCAAGATCAGTTTTAGGAGCTTATTCTGGTAAACTTACTGATTGGATTCCATCAAGTAATAAACATAATATAAATGTATTAGGTGATGGACACATTCTTTGTAACAATTCTGGCGGTAACATAGCTGTAGGTGATGGCATATGTACTTCTGCTACAGCAGGGATTGGACAAAAGGCTACAGCGTCACCCTCTATGATTATTGGAATAGCTCAAGAAGCAGTAACATTTTCTAGCGGTACAGAAACTAAACTTGTGCCAGTTCAATATGGACTACAACAATTTACACCGTGGTCTTAACTTACTGTCATAAAGGAGAAACTAAACATGGCAATAACAACAACGTGGAGTGTCAAAGACATGACGCATAAAGACTCAGATGGAGGTGTGTCTCTTGTCTATTGGTCGCTAACCGCAACTGACGGTACATACTCAGCACAAGAAGGTGGCAAGCTACGATGCACTGCTGATCCTTCTGCATCAGACTACATTGCATACGCAGACCTAAAAGAGAGCGATGTTCTTGGGTGGGTATATGACAGCCTTAAAACAGGTGATGAAACAGCCGCTGAAGCTAAGAAGCGTATTGAAGATGAACGTACAGCAAAGGTGCAGGGTCAAATAGATCGTGCCGCTGCCAACTCTAATGGAGTGCCTTGGTAATGGCGCAAGAATGGCATCTCTCTAAGTCTATACCTCTTACATTTGTACTTGCTATCGTTGTACAAACTATAGGTCTTGTGTGGTATATGTCATCATTAGACGCAAACGTAACAAGCAATGCCCGTGAAATAGCTAGGCATGAGATACGAATAAATGAAATAGAAAAGACATCACAACTACAAGCTGTAATGTTAGGACGAATTGATGAAAACATAAAGGCAATACGGGATGCAGTAGATAAGATGCAAGCCGCAAATTCTGCTAGATAATAAGGTAGTTTACTATGGACCCTTTTACAGCAATGGCTGCAGCTACGGCTGCTTTTAAAGGAATAAAGAAAGCTGTTGATGTAGGAAAAGACATCTCATCTATGGGCCAAACATTATCTCAATGGTCTAAGGCGGTAAGTGACCTAGACTTCTTAGAGAAAAAAGCTCAGAAGCCGCCAATGTATAAGATGTTTAGTGATACTCAGTCTACTGCCTTAGAGATCTGGACACAAAAGCAGAAGCTTAAAGAGATGAGAGAAGAGCTAAAGGAATACATCTCTTTTGTTTATGGACCGTCAGCTTGGAAAGAGATAGTAAGAATAGAAGGTGAACAACGTAAGGCACAAAGGGATGCAGTGTATGCACAAAAAGAGTTTATAGATAACTGTATTAATGGTGTTATAATAACTCTTATGGTACTGGCAGGTGTAGGTGCATTAATAGCTGTTCTGTATTTAGTAGGTGCTAAACAAGGCAAGTGGTAACAAAAGAAAGATAAACGAATGATTCAGTTTCAAGGATTCAAACCAGACGCACAAAAGCGTATTGCAGGTAAGCTAGGTTACACTGGTGACATGTCTAACTTTGACGGGTACTTAGAACAAAACCCTGAAGCAAAGAAACAGATGGATATGTACAAGCAACAAGCTGTAAAGATGATGCAAGGTGGTATGGTACGTAAAAACTATCAAGAGGGTGGAACTGTACCTCAAATTAAAAAAGATACTATTGATCGTATGGCTACAGGTGCTGTACCTGCAGGTGGCGAAGTTAAAGCTGTAGGTACAGAAGCAGATATGATGAATAAAGGTGTGCAACTTGGTCTTTCCCAAGTTACTAGTGATGATCCTCGTGCAAATCAAACACAAGCCGTTGCCAGTACTACAGATATATCTGATGAAGATGAAGTTAGAATCCAAACACCATCTACTGTAGCTACAACTGATCTTGCAAAGGCAGGAGATACTGTAGATGATGTAGTTGATAAAACTAAAGCACAAACAGGAACTGTAACAAAAAAAGTAGACGCACAAGAAACTAAAAATACTATGGTTAGTGACTTAGAGGCTGCACAAAGTAAGTCTGTAGAGGTAGCTGAAACTCAAAAACGTGTTATGGATATTAAAGAAGAAGTTAATCCTGTTGCAAATGCAGAAAGTGCCGCTAAGTTTACTGAAGAAATACAGGCAGCAACGGCTACACCTACAGACAAAGCTACAGTACAAGGACAGCTTGAAGATTTAATGCAGGACTTTGAGGGTGGTGCTACACCGCCTTGGGCTGCAGGAGCAATGAGAAACGTATCTGCACAAATGGCGGCACGTGGTCTTGGTGCAAGTAGCATGGCAGGTATGGCTCTTGTACAGGCAGCTATGGAGTCTTCACTACCTATTGCGATGGCAGATGCACAAACAGTTGCAGGGTTTGAGATGGCTAACCTTAGTAACAGACAGGCACGTGCAATGCAATCTGCAGAGCAAAGAGCTAAATTTTTAGGACAAGAGTTTGACCAAGCATTTCAAGCACGAGTAATGAACGCAGCTAAAGTTAGTGATATAGCTAATATGAACTTTACTGCAGAACAAACTATTGCAATTGAAAATAGTCGTGCCGCTAATACTATGGAGATGTCTAACCTATCTAATAAACAAGGTCTTATTATGGCAGAAGCTGCAGCACTTTCACAATTAGACATGGCTAATCTTAACAATCGTCAACAAACACAAGTAGAAAATGCTAAATCTTTCTTGGCTATGGACATGGCTAACCTATCTAACAAACAACAAACAGAATTGTTTAAAGGGCAAGAACGTAGTAAGGCATTATTTAGTGATACTGCAGCAGAAAATGCAGCACTACAGTTTAACGCTACATCTGAAAATCAAGCAGATCAATTCTTTGTAAATTTAAAAACTCAAAACAATCAGTTTAATGATGCACAAAAAAATGCCATAGAGCAAGCCAATGCAGGTGAAGCTAATGCACTATCAAAATTTAATTCTGAAATACAAAACCAACGTGATCAATTTAATGCAAACAATGCTTTAGTAGTTGCTCAATCTAATGCAGGTTGGAGAAGAGAAATAGCAACTGCTGAAACTGCAGCTATAAATAGAGCTAATGAAATAAATGCAACTAATGTACTTGGTATATCTAATCAAGCGTACTCTAATCTTTGGCAAGAACAAGGTGATCTTATGGAGTGGGCATGGGAATCTGCAGAGGGTGAAAGAAACAGACAAAATGCTGTAACACTAAGTCATCTAGCAGCAGACTCAGCAAGATCACAAGCTGAAATGGAAGCTGACTTAGCTTCATCGGCACTTATAGGAGACTTTGCTACAAAAGTAACAGTTGCTGCTTTAGGTGGTGGATTTTTAGGAGAATAGTATGGCATTAAATGGACAAGCAATAGTAGCGTACAAACATTTTTTAAATAAGAGTATGTCAGGTACACCTGAAGTAGAAGAACCTACGTCTGGTGGTTTAATGAATAGAAATAGACCCGTTACAAAATCAGATAATGAAGATGCTTCACCTGATTTTCTTATGGATCAATTTAAACAGTTACAAAAACTGAGAGCAGGTTTAAAAAAATGATTGAAGATAATAGTATTTTTGATGCACCTATACCGGGCCAATCTTTAACTGCAGAGGTAGGTGCAAGACCGTGGCAACAACCAGCGCAGTTTCCTACTGTTGAAGGTGCATTTGAGTTTTATGTAAAGAAAATTACAAATCCAGAAATTAATAATTCGTTACTAGATGCTCTTGAAATGGGTACACCTGTAACATCTATTACAGAAATTCTTGTACAAAGTGGGGCAATGGAAGGTGTACATACTATAGATGTATCTATACAATTACTTCCTGTTCTTATGGAGCTTATAGCCTACATTGCTGAAGATGCAGGTGTTGAATATAATATGGGAATACAGAAAAAAATAGATCAAGACGTAATATCTGATAGTGAACTGTCTGTTGCCCTGCATAAAGTAACGTCAAAAAAATCTAAAGAAAATAAAGAAATGCCTATGGTTGAACCTGAAGCTATGCCAGAAGAAAGACCACAGACAAGTGGCATAATGTCAAGGAGAATGTAATGGCTTTTAGTTTATTATCTTTTTTAGGTGGTGCTGCAGGTGCAGGTAGCCAGATACTAGATGAACGTAGAGAACAGAAAAGACGAGATGCTGAGTATGATAGGAAAACTACTGAACAACAGCAGTGGCAAATTGCTACTGAAACTAGGGCAGAAAATCGACAGAAAAGAAAAGAAAAAAGAGATAGAGCAGCGGAAATAGAAGAGTTACTTGAACAGGCTTCTTTATACTTTGACCCAAAGCACATACCTTTAATTTCAAGTAAGGGTAAATCAGGATTGGTAGCAGCTATTGATCATGCTAAAGCAATGGCCCCATTTAATATTCGTGGTAGTGACTTACTTAATTTAAATGGTGTAAATAATACAGAAGACTTTCCTACAGAAGATGAGTTGTCACAACTACCAAAAAAAGATAGTCCCTTTACAACAAATATGTTTTCTTCTATACCTACTGAACCCGAAAAATTTACAGGTTCAAGTATACCAGCTAGATTAGAATTTTTTACAGATCTAGCAAGACGTGCTAAAACACAAAAAAAGAAAGACTACTATAATAATCTTGCAGTACAAGCTCAAAAAGAAATTGATGCATCTAAGGAACCTACCCCTACTCAAAAAAGTAATACTGCTAGACAATTAATTGAATCATTTATTGATGATCAATTTACTAATGACGGATTAATGGAAGTTGATCTTACAAAACAATATAAAAGAAGGACAGAAAATAATACACTAAGAGCAACTAAATTAATGACAAAGGCATATAGCACAATACGTAATGATCCTAACTTTGTTGCGGATGGTAGTTTAGACTATCAATTAAAAATAAAAGAGGCTGAAGCGGCAGCAGTAATAAATGGTTTTAGATCTGAAACATTAGCTAACTACAATAATTTTTTACAAGCCGAACAAGATTTACAAAATTTTACTCAAGGTTCTGATGAGTATGAACAACAACAAGCCGAAATAGAGAACTTAAAATTTGACGTAAATAAAACTTTTATACCTCTTGATACATTAAAGCCTCTTACTTTAGAACAAGTAAATAAGGGAGCGTGGAATACGTTAGAAGAAAATAAATTAGTAGAGGTATTAAAACCTGATGGTACACGTGGGTACGTAATTAATACAGGCAGTGGACCCATAAGATTAGGACTTAAATAATATGAGTGATCTTGATATAGATTTTTCTGACATAGAAGATTCTACTAATACATCTTTGCAAACTATTGAGCCTGTAAGTTCAAGTGCTTTGTCTGTAGATTTTTCAGATACTAAACTTGACACTTTTGCTACTGCAGAAAAGAAAAAAGAAATAACTCCTGTTTCTACATCTGTACGTTTTTCAGATAAAGAAATGAAAGATATTTTTTATAGTGCCGATGAACCTGATCAATATAGTATGTCATCTATGGGTATGGGTCCATATGAAATAGATAGTAGAATTGAAGATGCCTTTAATAAAAAAGTTCTTAGTATTGATGAACAAGATAGAAAGTACAAAGAAGAAAAAGCTAGAGATGATGAAGCTATTAGAAGTGCTGAAGTTGCATTTGCTGAAGGTGATCAGTCTGCAGGTTACGCACTAGAGGCTGCAAAGAAAGCATCTAAAGAAAGAACATCTTTTAAGCCAAAGTCTAAAGAAGAATTAGAGCAATTACGTAACGATATTTACTACATGTCTACAGAAGATGATAATGTAGGTAGAAGAGCGATTACAAATGCTATGTTAGATAAGGGCTTTGATTTAGAAACAATAAGCTGGACTGTACTTGGGACTGAGATAGCACCTATTACTGGTGGAGTAATGGCTGCACTAGAAATTCCTGAAACTGCTAAGATTGTAAGGGAATTGTACAACCAAGGTGACTATATATCTATGGCTCCGATACTTGGTATGCAGCTATTTGATATTGGGGCTGGGGTATTAGGTGTAAAGGCTGCAAGTAAAGGTGCAAGGTCTATACTAGGCACAAAAGATATTAAAAAACGAGTAAGAAACAAAGACAGAATAGTTGCAATAAAAGCAGTAGAAGCTGAGATGAAAGCTAAAGCATTAGCAGAAGCAAAAAAAGTTGCCAAAGCAAACTCAAAACTTAAACAAGATTTAATAAAAGAGTTTGAAGAAAACACTGGTAAAATTATATCGGATACAAAGACGAATAAAAAAGGTGTTGAAACTAAAACAATAAATCAAGACAAGGCTCGTATAGCAGGTAATGAAATTAATGAAGAGCTATATGCTTGGCAAGAGGCACGTAAAAAAGAATGGACACGTACCAAGGGAGATGACGCTGCACGAAAAGCATTAAACAAAAAGTTCAAAGATGAAGGAGACTTTGCAGGTACTTCTGATGAACAGATATACAGAGACTACGTAAAAGAAAATGATATGGTAGTCAATCCTGTACTTAATCCAGACAAGCTAGATTCTCTTATTGCTGTAGCTGCATACTTAGGAGAAAAGAAACCAAAAATATTTAAGCGTCAGGCTTTGATGTCTCCTAGTGGAAAAATAGTAAAAGAGAAAGGAAAGATAAAGAAAGAATCTTTCTCTGATATGATATTTAGACTTGCCGTTAACAATGAGTTTGGTGACGATGATGCTCTAGCAGAGGCTTTAGTTAAGTATGGTCTATCTTATGATGACTTTATGCTAGCTGCAGTTGGGTCATCTACTAAAGCTGGACAAATACTAAATAGATTTTCACAAGCATCACGTGCAGTATCTCCAAGTGTAACATCTGCAGCTAAAGATGTAGTTGAGGCAGGTGAGCGTAATCCTTTTGTACAAGGCTTTCTAAGATTTGAAAACATTCGTAGGGGTTCTATGACTTCTATGGTCAAAACTGCTATGCGTAATGCTCAATCAGGTATGTTGTTAATGCCAGCAGAGGTACTAACAAAAGGTTTTGATAACACTTTGTTAAGTATGACAGATGCCTTTAGAGAAAAAGGTATTGGTTCTGCACTTGCTGCGGGTGCAAAGACAGTTACGCCTTTTACAAAAGCAGGTAGAGACAACTGGTCAGGGGCAACTCGCTCAGTACAAAGGTTGTTTGGTGATCCTAGATTTTCAAAACAATTAGCAGAGGTTATATTAGATAGACCTGAGTTTGAAAAAGATTTCTTACGTATACGAGATAACATAAATGAATACAGAAAATATTCTGGAAGAGGAAAAGGTGGAGTAGCAGACGCAACGTTTTCTAAATTAGAAGACGTAGTAGATGTACTGCAAATACCTAACAAGATTCAAGAATATATGATACGTCATGCTGCATTTAATGGTGAGCTAGAACGTTTACTTAAACGTGAGTATAAAGTAGAATTATTGGATGTACTTGAGGAAGGTGGAATACAAGATTTAATTAGTAACACATCTAAGTATAGACCAAAAGGTGCAAGAACATTTGAAGAGATAGTCTCAGATAGTACAGACCACGCATTAGAAATGACATACGCAAGTATGCCTGATAACGCTATGCTTGCAAATGCTACACGTTTTATAACTAATAATGGTCTTACTGTCTTCGTACCTTTCCCAAGGTTTATGTTTAAGTCACTTGAAATGATGGCTCAATTTTCTGTAGGTGCAGGTAATCCTTTGTTAAAAAGAGTTGCAGCCTTTGACATGAAGAAGCCTTTAACTAAAAACGAACGAAAGTATATATCACGTAATATTGTAGGGGCAATGGCAATTACTGCAGCCGCTGGATACAGATCGGGTTTATTTAATTCAGATGATGTACCTGCAGACTACAAAAAGATGAACGCACCTGACGGTACGGTAATAGATACCACTGCACAGTTTCCTTTGAGACAATTTTTATGGTTTGGAGAAGCTGCAAGACGAATAAAGAATGATACTTTTAATGATTGGTTTAATAAAAAAGAAGCTACAGAAACTTTTTTTGGTCAAAGCTTTAGAACAGGTACAGGTAATATATTTATTCAAGAAATGGCAGACATTCTTTCTGGTGCAGAAGATCCAGCAGGGCAGAGCAAGGCAGGTAAAGCGTTAGGAAGAATAGCAGGAGATTATATAAGTAGTGTTATAGTTCCTCTTACACAAGTAGTAGATGCACAAAGAGCAACAGGATATAGAACTACTGAATATGCAGACTATGCTGAAGATACTACAGACCAAGGATTTTTTGAAGGTGTAGGTACACAGGTAAAAAGATCTCTTGGCTCACGTGGATTTTTAAATATTACTGATCCATCATCTGATAAAGACAGACCACGTAGAGAATCTATATTTTCTTCAGATAGAAAGCGTGAAAACGTAGCTCTAAACTTAGGACTAGGTATATCTACTGTAACTAGAGACGATGAGTATGCGGAGTATATACAGGGAATGGGTTTCACAGAGTTTGAATTATCAAGTAAGTCTAGGACACCATCCATTAGAAACAGAGAAAATAAACTTATACGAGATAGGCTACCTATTTTAGCACAGGCCGCTAAACAATTAGAGCTTCAATTAAGAGTTGATTATTTTAAATTACCTGATAGTATTAAGAAAAGATATAAACAAGATGCTTGGGTTAACATGGAGTTAAAAGATTTTGTAAAAGAAGAAATGAAAGGTATACGATCTAGCATTAGAGAATTAAGAACGCTAGGAACAAGTGATGCAGTAGTTTTAAGTGAAAAGTTTGGAAGACTAGGAAAGAATAAAAGAAAGGTTGCAATTTCTAGGTTTTATTCTAACTTTAATGAACCGCCTAACTTATCAGATGCAGCGGATTTAGAAACGCTTATAGAATTATCTAAGCAATAACAAAAGGGGGCAATTAAGCCCCCTATTTTTTTTTGTTTATCGTTTGTCTCCATCACCGCCTATTGTACCTGCATCTTTTCTTGCTGACAGTTTTACCTCATTCTGTGCAGCTATCATACCTAATGTAAGATTAAGATCAGTAGCAAGTGCGGCACAGTACCATAGTACATCACCTATCTCACTGGCTATTTGTTCTCGCCAATCTTCTGGCCTGTTCTCTATGCCATCACGTACAAGTTTCTTTACTTTGTTTGCTACCTCACCTGCCTCACCTGCCAAGCCTAGTGCTGGATAGAGTATACGGTGTTCGTCTGGATATATTGCAGTCCTAGATGCACTACGTTGATATGCATTAAAGTCTGACATACTATACTTCTCCTTTAGAAATTGCTCTGCTTCTTGCTTTAGCCTCATTTTCTTTTACCCGTTTCAAGTTATCAAAGTAGGCTTTGTTAAAGCCCCTATTCCATTCACGATACTGCATAGTATCTTGGTGAAAAGGATTAGCCTGACGGTTATATTTAAATCCATCAAAGCCCATACTGTACTGTACACGTAATGGTGCATCGTACTTACCTAAACCACGTGCGGCTCTACTCTTCTTTATCATAGGGTTATCTCCTTATGCTACGTTAATTAACTGTGCTTCTTTGTAGGGTACATGATAGAACTGTTCCCCATTGTAGATGTTTCTTCCCTTTGCTTCCTTGAGTTTATCGTCTGTAAGTTGTGTACTATCAATACACCATGCCTTAGATAAGTCACCACTAAAAATGTAGAACTTTAGATTGCCACTGTGCTTAGACAACAAACGTTTCTTGCGTTCTGGTATACGTATTTCTTCCCAATGAGTAGGCCAATCGCCTCTCCATGCAGTCTTTACTTCTGCCTCATTGTGATATTGTACACCGTCTTTACTTGTTATTACGTCTGCATTGTAGGACTCCGTTGTATCTACAATGTCATGTCCCTCACCCTTGAGGTGAGAGATCAATGTCTGTTTAGCTACGCCATCATACTTACCATATAGGCCACGTGAAAAAGGTTTTCTGTATGCAGTCATGTGTACTACTCCGATTCTGGTTTTGTTTCTTCTGGTTTGTTTGTTAGTTCATCCTTCAGTTTTCCTACTAGAATATTTGCAGTAGTTCTTACACTCTGCAACTGATAGTTCAATTGCGTTTGAACATTGTTATTGTAGTTAATCTCTGACAACAGATTATTCTGTAGGTCATTAAAGTTTTCTGATTCGTATTCAACTTCGTCTAACGTTATCTTAGTCATGCTATAGTTCTCCTTTTCTACACTATCTATGAGATGTCTACTATCTCACATGAGTCACCACTGCAAGCTAGTGTCTGCATTGCATTGGTGTTATCGTCTTTCTCGTACTCAGACAGCCCAGCCCAATCAATTTTCTTAGGCATAGACTTTAATACCACATTATATATGTCCTTGTCTACCTCTTGATAAGGTGCTTGCTGATAACTATGATCAGAGTGTGGTAAAAATGACACACCTGACATCTCATCAAAGTGTTCATATACAAATGCACCTACCGCCATCCACTCACTGTCTCTTACTGTACATGTTATGCTTGGTTTGTGTTCACACCAATGTCTCTGGTACATAAGCCATGTCTCTAACTGTTGAATAGCGGTCATGTCATTACGTGTAATAGAGTTTCTAGGTGCAACAATAGGAAAGCTAAACACTGTGGTAGTGTCAGGCTTCATTGCACATGGCTCTGATGGTACGCCTTGATCTTTCATAAACTTTGTAAGGCCATCTTTATTGTCACCACGTACAGTCCTGATGTAATGTTTACTGTGTCTTGCATGTATGCCTGATGCACTGTCTACTAATTGTGATACGGTTCCTGATGGTTTAACACAGGAGATAGCAGTAGATACAGGTATGTTAAGTAACTCTGCCCACTCTTCGTTTGTACTAACTGCAACTTGTTTAAGATGCTCAAGTGTTTTGTCGAGTCCTTTGTTCTTCAAGGTCATCAATGGATTGTCCATCAACCCTGTAAGGGACACACCAAGTAAACGTTCCTCATCCGTATTGTTCTGCCATACCTTACGTAGATAAGGAAACTTAGTTAGGCTAGACTGTATTGTTCCAAGGATGGTAGCCATACGTACCTTTTCTTCTAATGACTCAATGTTATCTGTTGCTCGTACTACTACTTCCGTTAGGTTACAAAATTGATACGGCCTTAATATTATCTCACTGCATGGGTTAGTACCAAACTCATAATCAGGATTACGTCTACCATTCTTTGCTGCCTGTTTCTTAGATGCTATACGATTAAAGATGCCACGTTCACCTGACTTGCTTTCTACAAGAGAGATCCACTCACGCATGAATGTCTCCATGTCAGGTTTCTCTGTATAACATACTGAGTTGTTAGCCAATGCCCTATGTGCTGCAGTCTCCCACCACTGTCCTGACTTAGCGTGACGCATACGATCATCACTCAAGTTAGATAGAGAAATCATGGCACTACGTCTTACGCCACCTACAACTACAATCTGACCAATAAAGCACATAAGATCGTGACACTCCATACTAGATAGCTTACGTCCTTGTGCAGCTTTGAATGTAGATACTGCAAAGTTAAACAACTCTACCAATGGAGCAGGTCCACTAGCCCTACCACCAAATGTCTTGAGCCTTGCACCTGCAGGACGTACTTGACTTATATCCCACTTAGGTATCTCACCTGCCCATAGTAGTGCAAGTACTTGACGTAATGCTTTAGCCCAACCTTCCTTACTGTCCTTAACTACAACGGTAGTCTCACTGTCGTACAACTCAGGTACTTCTGGTAGCTTCTGTATTGACTGACGCTCTACACTAAAACCTACCCCTGTGCCACACAGTAAGATGTACATAGCTTCATCAAAAGATTTAGGATCATCTACTGGTAGATAGCTACAGTTAAATCCTGCAGTGTTATCTCTGTCTAGTGCAGGTCCAGCAGACATCATTGCCCTCATAGATGGCATAACATCTAATGATAGTATGGCCTCTTCAATGTCATTGAATTGTTTGTACGGTATCTGTGTAGATTTACGAACTACATTATTCATGTAACGTGTAACTGTCTCAGGCCATGTCTCTCTGCGTCCTTCATCGTCAAGCCAACGGGCATATCGTGACGTATGTATAAATGCTTGGTAATCTGTTGGTAAGTAATTGTTCATATCTATCTACTCCGCTATTGTTCTAATTGATTTAATTGTCATACCATCTACATCGTAGATAAATTCTTGTAATGCCTCTCGTACCTCGTCATTGATGAAGTTGTCAACAGGCATCTGATATTCTTCCTCATCTATGTCAAGAACTAGAAAGACTTTAACTATCATCTTGATCCTCAATGAGTACGTTAAGATACCACTGAGCCTTTCTCAGATCCTCTACACCATTCTTGTACTTAAAACGCCATAGATACTTCATTACATTTCCTTGTAAGTAGAAAGAGAAACCTTCCTCACCTGTAGCTGCACGTATTGCATCAATACATTCTACACCTGCAAAGTTGTAATGGGCAGGAGAGTTTACCATGTCCTCTTCTTCTTCTAATGCACTATCTAATATACTTGCTGCCTCTGCAAACTTAGTTACATTCATTGCCTATTCTCCTTCAATTAAAGTTAACACTGATAACATTTTCTTTTACTTCTTTTACCTTTGATGTAGGTTTCTTAGTTTCTTCTTCTGCTTCGACACGTTCAGCTATACTAATTAATGTCTCACGTACACTCTTATCTTCTTCTATCGCTGGCACTGCAGCGCATACCATCTTTGTAATCTGCATAAGATTGTAGTGATCGTCATCTGACATTTCATTCTCATCTGTAGTTACAGTACCTACAAGTAGTTCTCCTGTCCATGCACCATTCTTATCTAAGAAAGGAGTTAGTCGTACAACGTAATCATTTGGATCAAACTCAATAAATATTCTATCGTCTATTATCATACTATCTCCTTTTTACTTTCTTGTATGGACAGTGTATCATCTTAGGATGCATGTCCTTTCCTTTTTCTTTTAACCATTCTTCAGGAATGATCCTGTCACAGAAAGGTATATCATGTTTCGTACACCATTGTCCATAGGTAGTTTTAGCACCCTTACTTAATTTTCTTCTACTGCTAGTAAATACAAAGCGTATGTCTAGCTTGGGATGCTGTACCTTAACAGCCAGATGTTTACGTCTATCGTCTGCAGTAAACAATCCTTTTGTTTCAATTATTATACCATTACCTAATACAAAATCAGGAGTATAGGTGCGGTACATAAGATCTTCCCATTCAATTTTGACTTCCTCATACTTGAACTTCATCTTGTGTTCAACGAGATAGTCTTTGGTTCTAATCTCTAGTCCACTCCTATACCCATGTTTCATGGCGGCAGAGAACTGCTTGCCATTCATGTTATGCTACGTCCTCTATTTTTAAAGTGGAGTGTTCACCCCAACCAGTATCAAATACACCTTTAGCATTTGCTTCCGCTATAGATTCAAGTGTTTCTTTTACTGTCTTTATTGATGCCTTTAGTAGCTCAGGACTTACCTTGTGCAAGTGTGCAATGTAAGGTGTAGACTTTTCCACTGCAATGAAGCTAAAGTTCTTAGCCTTTAACCCTGCCATATTACAAGTATATATGTAGAACGCAGCCTGTATGTGGTACGCATACTTTTTTACCTGTGCCGCAAAGCCTGTAGGCGATGCATCTACTGTAGTCTTGATGTCAAATATCTCACCTGTCTCTGGAATGTACAGGTCAGGTCTGGTCTTTAAATTTAAACCAGTATCTTTATCCACTACAAAGATGCTACTCTCTGTAACTCTACGCTTATCTTTTAGTATCTTACTACACGTAGTATTGTCTAGTGCAGACTGACACATCTTGTTATGTACATAGTATTCTACTTCTGTCAGAACAACTTCATCATCCTTTCTATTCTTATACAAGTCCTTAAACATCTTAGATGTCCTTGTCTTTGGACCTTTTATAACTAAGTCACGATCTGGTTCTAACAACGTAGCATGTACGGCAGAGCCAAGCGCAAATGCTGGGCTATCGCCTAATGGTTTCTGTGCCATGTAGTGCGCAAGCGATTGCTTGCACACCGTTTTAATGGCAGACGAGGAGTACCCTACACGTTTGTGATACTCCTCATTTGACATGTCATAGACAATGCCTGACAGCGGCATGTCCATTACACAAAGTCTTCTTCGTTAATGTCCACAAACTCTTCAACTGTGTTTGTGTCTACGTCCTCATTCTTATGCATGTTGTCATTCCATGCGTTAAGGATGTATGTATTGTAGTTCTCAATCCATGCCATGAAGTTAGCAAATACTTCTTGAGTACTATTGTCCATGTCAATTGTCGTACCTAAGTCCAGTTCTATCTCTGGTACATAGAAGCTGCTACCGTTTGGTAGTGGTACTTCTTTTGTCTTACATGACATGTTATGTTGAGGTGGAAGTCGTTGCATCTTAGACAACTTGTTGAACTGATCACCCATAGTCTTAAAGGCATCACGGTTATCAATCTCCCAGATAAACGGTGTAGCCTCTACGTCTACTGCATTACCATTCTCATCCGTTGGATTAACCAACTCAACGACACCAAACAATGCACGAACACGTTTGATAGACTTGATTAGTTCCTTCATGGTATCAGGCAATGCCGCCCAATCCTTGATGAACCCTGCAGGTTTACCACAGTTGAAGCCACCTTCGTTGTCCTTCATGTCACTGTTAAGATCATTAGCCATAACAGTCTTGAGAAAACGATTCGGTGTATGGTCATTACCCTTGATAAACTTCTTGTACATAAACCTCTGAAGGAATGGACGTATAGTCGCACCCTCTGCATAGTATGTAGGACCATCTGGTATCTCTAGTTTGTATGTACCCCCTGAGATAACCTCTACGTTCTTCATCTTACCCTTGACTTCTTGCTGGCCCATGAGTGGTGTGTGATGAATACGTAAACGTGCAAGTGTACTTGCCTTGCTTGTACTCTGTGGTGCTTCTGCGTTCATGCCCATTGCTTGAGCCATAGCTGCGAAGTTGTTTGTGTCTATTGTTGTAACTTGATTCATGTATAAAGTCTCCTTGTTTTTGATCAGGTGAGTGATAGTTATATCACGCTACGTCTTTTGTGTCAAGCCAGTTTGGACCTATTTTTGCCTCTAATAGTAGAGGGATGTTAAAGTCTATGTCCCACTTGCGATTGACGATTGCTATTAGTTTGTCATTTGCTGCTTCTATTACTCGTAATACTTTCCTTTCTTCTTCTGGGTGTACGTCAATTACTATTGAGTCATGCACCGTGTTGACTACGCAACTGCGTAACTTGTTTGCTGTTAGTAGCTTATCTATGTATATCAGAGATATGGGTACAATGTCAGCAGTTGCAAACGATTGAACAGGATAATTTTTAATCTGTGTGAAATATGTCACACCCCCGAACCTTCGCCTTGCTACATCAGGGAACGCAAACTCACGCCCCGATGGTGTAGTTATCTTACCAGTGTTCAATGCTTCACTGGCTAATGCCTTGTGCCAGTTAGCTACACCAGAATACTTTGTCGTAAACTGTTGGTAGTATGCCGCTTCTGCAGGACTACGGCCAAACCCTGACGCTCCATACAAAGGGGCAAAGGTATGCGCCTTGGCATCTTGTCGTGACATAGGCTGACCTGCATCAGATATAACCTTTGCAGTATAACTATGCACATCAAATCCTGTGGTTACTTCATCAATGGCAGTCATGTCCTGTGATAGGAACGCAGCGACACGAAACTCAAGCTGTGCAAAGTCAGCTTCCATAATTTTGCCACCCTTCCATCGTGATACGAACACCTTTTTGACAGGAAACGTACCGCCACGTGGCATGTTCTGCATATTGGGGTCTGCGCCTGACAGACGCCCTGTTCCAGTACGATGTTGAAGTAATCTTACGTGCAGCATACCGTCAGGTTTTACATGCGTTGAGATGCCCTCTACGAAGCTGCTGAGGTATGTCTCAACGGCAGACAATCTACGTACATTTTGTAGAAATACAACTGCATCTCTCATGCCCTTGGAACGTGCTACACCTTCAAGGAATACAAGGTTGTCTTTACCCGTACCAAAACCATTGGCACTAATCCATTTAGAATTAGGCGGTGTAAACTTTAGTCCCGCAAGGCTAGTAGATATATTCCTATAAGTAAAGCCTGTAGAATTACATGTGCTGCATCTATTTGATCTGGCATATCGTGTTCCATCCTTCTTTTGTTTCCATATCTGTCCAGTACCATTACACTCACGGCATTGATACGCTTTTTGTTTGTACAACTTCTCGCTGTATTTACTTACGTTACGTCTGTACTCTGCATCAGGCATACGTTCATCAAACATATCTGCCCATATCTTTTTGTCATGTGGCTTACGACTGTAGATAACCCATGACAATTGCTCTGGGCTGTTGAGGTTGATAGGTCTGTCACCCATAAGATCACTGGCCTGTTCCTCAAGTGCCATCGTCAAAGCATTACGTTCATGTTCAAACTCAGTACGCACTTGAGACAGTGCATCCATGTCAACCTTAAACCCACGCTGGTATATACGTGCAAGGTGTACGGCTAACTGGTTGGTCAACTGTATCGTTGGTACTAGTGAACTGCATCCCTCGTACGATGTCTGCAAAACATTATACAACTGCTGAGTAGCATGGAGATCGTGTGATAGATACTCTGATAGTTCAGCATGAGGTATATCACGTGTGGAATATCCATCTTTAAAGTACTCCTTTAATGTGTCCTGTTTCTTTGTGTCTAACTCGTACCGTTCAGCACATGCCTCAAGGGATAGTGGCTGCTTCTGTCCACGCTGCAGTACGTACTCACCCAACAAGGTATCAAATACCTCACCGTCATACTCAAAGCCTGACTCCCATAGCCATAGCAAGTCATGCGGTGCGTTGTGTGCAATAAGTAGAGGGGCAGCATCCAATGCGTCTTGCACTATTTGCCGACCCTCTGTGGTAGGTTGTTGCTCTGCGTGATCGAAAGTTATAATGTTTTCGTTCCCAAGATCATCTAGCATCCCCACCATAACCAAGGTATTCTCTGGCTCAAACGGATCAAGATGTAACTTGCCATTGCGTTTGACCACTGTGTTCTCTACGTCTAGGGTTAGGTGTTTCATGTTGGTATTACTCCCCTTAGTCGGTCCATCTGTCCCAATCATCTAGTATTGTGAAGTCGTTATCGTATATCTTGACACGATTGTCAACCCCTTCATTGTGTACTTCAAGACTTTCTGTGTTTAAGTTATCTCTAAATAGTTCCATTGCGATGATTGCCTCGTCAATTGTAAGGTTGTTATCTATCATTGCCCTGTGTAGTCTTATCTCTGCGCTTGATGTAGTGTGTGTCATAGGTATCCCCTTCTCTGTATAGAACGTTTGCGTTCATCATCTGTCATTGGTTTAATGTACGGTACTACTACGCCAGTGTTCCACTTGTCTGCACGTTTCTGTGCTTCCTTTTTGTCGGTAAAGTATATAGCAGGATCATTTGTTGTAAAGCAATCCTTACCTGTATCATATACAAACTCATACTCTTCTATCTCAAACATTACTGCCCACATATTATTTCTCCAATCTTAATGCCAACCATGACACAGGAAACAATCCTTTCATGTTATTGCATATTCTATTTGCTACTAGTCTAGTTTCGTATTGTGTATCACCTGCACATCTAAGATTGCACATGTCAGCAAAGGCGTCAAGGCTACCTGACCAGTACCATTCAGTCATGGTGCTTTGTGGCAGTACCATGCGTGCTTGCTCTGGTGCTACTCCATTACGCACAAGAGTTTTATATGTCTCAAGTAACCATTCAGATATTTCTATAACATGACCATCCATGTTCCCAGAACCAAGTATGGCAGTATTGTACGGTGAGTCTTCTATAGTAGACAAGTCTATAACACCTTCGCTACCCTGCTTCTTGTCAATACTACGGCCTCTCCATTTATCAGGGTAGTAGTAAGTTGGTTTATCGTCTACATACCTACGGCTTATCTCATTCCAACGTAGGAACTTATGCTTCACTAACTGTCGAGCTACAAAGATAGGAGCCTTTACATGAAAGGATGCAAAGCAATGACCAAAGGGTGAGGTGTGTTTGTGTTCTGCTAAGTAGTGGATTAACTTACTATCCTTATCCTTCAAGATATACTGATCTGTTTCACTGTCATGGTCATGCCATGTAGATACTTTACCAAAGGATACACGTGCCGCATTAACTACAGACAGGTCACTACCCATGTGATCTATATATGTTACTTTAATCATCTGTAATCTCCTTTAGTATTTCTATTGCCTGTTCTTCTGTCAGTTTAAACCACTCACCATTGTCATGCTTGTTCCAAGGGTGTGCAGTTTTAAGTGCTGCCATTATGTGTGCTTTCTTTTCTGCTACGTTACGATCATCAAAGTGTACTGAGTACACCAGCTTATAATCTCGCATAGGTGAACTTGTCTGGTATCCACTGAGCCTGTCCTCTGCGTCAAGTGCCTTACCTATCTTGACCCACTCAGGCCATGCGCTATTTACAATAGCATATACATATCCTTCTTTTATTATGTCATAGTTTTTTAAAGAACCAAACGCTAGATCACCAAAAGACTTATACGTTCCAGACTTATGAAGTGGATGTGACTTTGGTATGTACTTACCATTGACATACATCCTTTGTGGATTTCTTTTTTGCTGAGTGGTTCTGTTGTTTTCACGATGACACGTAATACATCTGTACACATACATTTCCTTGTGATATTTACGCCAGTTTTCACCTACTGTTAATTCAGTGTCACAACTTATACAACTATGTGTTGTCATGCTACGTACCTCGCTATCTTGTACTCAAGATCTGTAAGAACAATACCATGCCAACCCGACAGTTTGTTTTTAACAATGTTAATGTGTCGTTGTGTATCTTCTGACTCATGGTCAGTAGTTTCTACTGGTGGGTTCTTAGAAATCATAATCATCAAGTCAGCCTCTGCCGCCTTACCTGTACGACTACCTTCCATCATGGCTTGGTTCAATACAATCTTACCTTCTGCATCTGCAGATAGCTGTGACATGTAGAACATAGCACAGTTCTGTTGCTTAGCTATCTGTCTAGCTTGTATTGCATTAGCCTTCAGTGCCTCATCAGGTCTTGCAAACCCTGCAGTACGTGCAAACTTGTCACCCATGTCTAGTATAACTATATCAGGTTTGTATGACTTACATACGGACTCAACCCAGTTCATGTCACGACCTGTGGCATCCTTGAACATAATCTTATCACGTATCTTATTGAACGTAGCCATAGCACTTGCCTTGTTTCTAACAATCTCATGCTTGTCCATACCTGTGGCGGCTGTAATGTATCGGTGTGCTACACGATGATAGCCCTCTTCATTGCACAGTACAATTACTTTAGCACCCTGCCAAGCAAATCCTTTTGGTCCAGCTACAAGGCTGGCGTGAAAGGATGTCTTACCTGTGTTAGGTCTAGCACCTACCTCAATCAAGTGACCAGCATTAACGCCCTCAATCTTGCGTGTCAACGTAGGTATGTTGAATGTCCACTGTGACTCAAGGTCAGTCATGGCAAGAATAGTATCAAGGTCTATGTCTTCCCACTCAACCTTTAGGTTAGGTGTAAAGTCATCTGAGTATTGCTCAAGCATCTGACGTAACGGATCAAGACTTGTTTTGCTACCATTGACATAATCAAATCCAAGGTTAGCAATGTCCTCACCTATCACCTGTTGAAATAGTTTCGACAATACATCTTGTGCTATGTCGCTGCCCATTACATCTTGCTTGTTTACCTGCCCAAACAGTGCGCTGTATGCTTGGCGTTGGGCGGTAGTGAGTGTGGCGTTCTCTGCCATGAACAGTGCCTCAATCTCTGCAGGTGTAACGGTACGTTCATACCGTGTCATAGCTGAGTCAATGGCCTGTTTTATCTTACGTACATCCTTACTGAACAAACGGTCAGGACATCTAGCCCCTTTGTGATCGTTATAAAAGTCCTTGTCCATAAGGCTACGGATAAGTGATAGTTCCATTTGTTAATCTCCTAGTGTTAAAAGGTTATGTATGTCGGTAGGCTCTTGGTATTTTAGATCGTCAGTTAGTCGTAGCACTTTAACGTTGTCAACGTAGCCACGTAGTTCTTTGGCAAATTGCAGGGTCTTGGGTAGTGCGTCAGGATCTAGTGCAATTACTGCCGTTGAGAACTGCGATAAGTATTCCTTATGTGCATTTGATAGTGACGTACCCAACACTGCGACCCCGACACATCCATCACTATCACCTACAACTGCAGCACTTATGCAGTCCTCAACAACTACAGCAGTTTTACCACAGCCTGACACGTATGGCAAGTAACTTTTTCCATAACGTTTCCACTTAGGTATTCTTTTACCCAAGGATCTGCCAGTGGCGTCCACTGTAACTCCACCATGTACAACAGGGAACACCACACGATGTTCCTTCACATCATACAATAGCCCTAAGTGTTGTGCATCTAGCTGCCACTCCTCACAGAATGACTCAATCTTTTGATAGTCTCTTACAAACCAATCAGGTTTTGAGAAAGTTGAAACATGTGTCTCTTCTGCAACAGGTCCAATAGACTTACGTATATCGTCTGCAGTCAGTGATGTACGTGTACCACCTGAGATTGAACAACTAGCTTTGTAACAATTCCATACGATAGAACCCATATTATTTGTGATAGTAAAAGTGTTCTTAGTATTACATGAAGGACAAGTCATACGTTTTGTCTCACCATTTACTAGTGATAGATCACTTATAATATTATTTATATTCATATGTTATATCACTTTCTATGTTACTCGTTACCACTCGATTGTACACGAACGTTTCTCTGTGTCAAGGCATTATTTGCAGCATAGTACGTATGTTTCATGTATGGTTTCACAGAAGACACATGATTGTGTCCTGTCACTGACATAAGTTGACCTATTGGTACACCCTTATCAATCATCTGTGTTACCCCTGTCCTACGTAAGTCCATAAGTCGTAGTTCCTCTGGCAGTTTAGCCAGCCTCATTACCCTACGTCCTACCTTTGACAGACGTTCCATTGCATACGGTTGGTACTCACCCATCACTGGCCTTGGATGAGGTGCTACGTAAGGTTGGAATCCAAACTGTTCCTTCTGATCAGACAACATGTCAGTTAGTTCTTCTGATATAGGAAGCTCTATGGTAGCCCTACGTTTGCTTTGTTCTAATTTGAGTACCCTACCAGCCAAATCAAGGTTACCCCACTGTAACGTCCTCATATCGCCCAGACGCTGACACCACTCGTATGCCATCTGTACTATCAAGCCAATACTTCTGTACTCATAGTCGCTGTACGAATAATCAAGAAACCTGACAACATCTTCATGTCTCCACACTATCTTACGTTGCGGTGTGCTATACCTTTCGATCTTAGACCAAGGGTTCTGATATGTATGCTCCATCTTAATCGCATAGTTGTACACCCTGCTGGCACAGGTAGCTGCATGGTTAGCAAAGCTGATGCCACGCTTGACCCACTCCTCATACGTAGCCTTTGCCATCTTTGATGTCACCAACTCGTACTTACGTGTGCCTAAACTTTGGTGGAGAACCGTAAGGAAATATCTGTAATCCACTTTAGTATTAGGACGTAACATATTGAAATCATTAGATTGATAGTACAAGTTAATGAGATCAGTAACCCTGCTGCTTGACTTTATTTGTACAACCTTTGCCAACTCATCACGATACGCATCAATGGCATCGTTATGTACCTTGACAATTTGTCGCACCTGTTTGAGATCAGAACCACATTCTTCTCGTACAACTACTTCCTCATCTACAAGAAACTGTGGTGGGTTGAAGCGGTAGGAGATGTCACCCTTAGATGACACCCTTTCCTGCACATATCTAGGTAACTTTGGCATTTGACACCTCACGATTACACCATTGTTTTAGACGATTTACTGCATCTAATCTTCGATGAACACTTCTGTCTGAAGGATGTTCAATGTGAAGGTCTGCTAGATGCTCGACCATATGATCGATAGCTACTTGAAGTACATTCATCTCTTCCGATGAAAGGTCTAAAGAATAAGCATTTAAATCTGTCATCTATGCAGCTTCCAACATACGAAACCTGTCATCACTGACCCACTTAGATACCTCTTGCTCACGTGACCACATGGACGTAGCCTGTGTATCGTTGCCAGTGTTCTTGAGGTTAAACCCATTACGTTCATCTGCATACGTGGCATAGTTAGTCATGGCACTATACAATGCGAACTTGTTATGTCCACGAGTCGATGCCTCTTGCATATACAAGCTGTACATCTTCTCAGACTTGCGCTTAGACCCTAACATATCATCAAGCAAAGAACTTACATCTACGTATTTGAGATCTGTGTATGCCCACACCTGCATCTGTTCTGCATGAGTATAGAAATCAGTCCTTGCACGATTTAACTCATAGATAAAGTTAGCCATTGTAAAGTTAGATGTATTCTTCTTACGTACTTTGTCGTGATCACCACTGATCATACCATTCGTGCAGAAGTCATCAATAGCACCAAAGAATACTTGGTTGCTGCATGATCCATCAAGTCCATGAAGACTGATGATCCTGTTCTTAACTGAGGTTTCAAACTTATCTGTGTGAATAGTCTTTGTGACGTTAGGTAACGTGATGTCGAGCATAGCCCATGCACCATTACGTGCAGTCCTAAAGCTATACTTTGCATCTTCTAGGTCATTTGCATTTAGTGTTTCACTTGCAGTGTCAACGACACCACGAAAGAAATCTCCATGTGATGCACACTGAAATGAATTACCTACAATACCAATTGGTTCTGCTGTATCTTGATTGATAACATACTTCTTTTCCTTAAACCTAGTAGGTTCAAAGGCTACATCGAAGTCTAAAAATTCTGGAATATCAAACGGCATATTGTTCTCCTTATGTTTGTGTGTACGGCAACTGTGCCATAGTTGTAGTGGGATGTCCACCTATACTAGTAACGGTAAGCTACTTATAAAATTTATGTGACCCATAAGCCACAGTCTTCAGTAATTTCTTAGACCAGTACGGCCTAACGTATCGTGCATGGTAGTGCGTAGCACCATAAGTTATATCAAGTATCCTACCTGACAGTACATTGTCAGCTACTATCAATGACTTAGCCCATGCAAGTTCTTCATAGGGTTTGTCGGACTTACCGTCACAGTACCAGCTAAACTGACACCTGTGGCGTCCTTTGCGGTAGCCCTGCTTCACGACTTTGCATACATCGTTGGGCCACCTGTTACTTTGTACCCTATTTATTGTGACATGTGCCACTGCATACTGCCCCACCACTGGCTCACTACGAGCCTCATGGTATACATTAAGGGCAAGGCACATCAATGCTGCACTAAGCATACTGCTTCTCTCTTACAAACCAATCAGGAACAGGACGTTTAGTCCACACCATCTTGAACTTGTGTTGTTTAGTCATATAAAATTTACGGTAGCTTTCAATGGGCCACTTCTCTCCTGTCTTTAGGTCGGTGTGTTCACTGAAACACTCAGGATGGAATGTCGTGCGTCCCTCTGGTACATACTTAGCTGCCTCTTTGAGTGTAGCATAGTGTCGCATAGAGGCATGGACCTTGCCGTACCTGTGTGTGTATTCATCTGACATATGTTTGAACATAAGCAGTGAGTACATGTAGTTGTCTCGTGTCCTTCCAGCCCACAAAGTACATGGGTGCTTCTGGTGTACTGCACGATACAGTCCTGCCTCTTCTGCAAACTCAGGTGCATGTAGTCTGACTGTCGTACATAACATCTGTGCCTCTTCAAGTGGCATCTTGACTACATGTTTGTCACACATGTCACGAGCGCACCACTCAGGAGTGTAGTTGATTATGAATCTGTTCATTTGTTGTCATCCTTTGGTTAATTCATTTTGTATTGTTAAACCTTTTCTGAGCATAGCTTCAGCCTCTCTTGTATCACCTCGTTTCAATGTGTCAAGTGACCACGCTACCCAGCTTGCAGCTTGAGGTGATAGTAGTTCAGACGTAAGCTCAGGCTCAGACTGTACTTCTACAGCACCTACCTTGCGATTATTAAGAAACGCCATAAGGCAAGTCTTATCTACTGGTACTTCAACTGTATGCCAGCAACCTCTACCTAACTGTTTATTTGCATCAGCCTGAGTACCAGCCCATTGCCCTTTGTCATTAGTGTATAGCTTCATTTGTTGTCATCCTTTGGTTTAGGTATTGGATTGTGTGACCAATCATCACACGGGTCATCTTCTTTGCCATCATCATCATTGTAATGTGAGTGGTGCTTCATGTATGTATCCCCACTTTGTATACTCTTCATGCTCATACTCAGCACAATCTACAAAGTCTACTATTGCATCGGGATGGTCATGCAAAGCCAGATGAATGGCAAACTCTGTAGCTGTCTTCCAATCACGCACCGCAGGGTACGTATCGTCTAACGTGACGATAGAGTTAGTGCCATCTATTTCTAATGTTACTTCGTATGCCATTACAGCCATGAGATTAATCCTCGCAATTACATTCCATTTCATCTGAAATTTCTTGATACAACTGAGGAAAGGCTGCACGTAACTGCCACTCAGCACCATCAATAAGCTTCATGCTATACACACTAAGGTCATAAGACTCATGTAGTTCAAAGTCACATGTCCTAATAGTTTTTATAACTTTCTTTAAGTGGGCAACTTGCATTGGCAGTAGATTGTTTGCCGCTTCATTGCGTGCTGCGTCACGTTCATCACGTGCAATCTCCCACGGCTGTCTGGTATCTTTAGTCATGTGTTGGTACTCCTTTTGATTTAGCATATGCAATACATATACTTTTGTTGTGTGATATGATGACAACTTTACCATTGCCATCATACACTGTGTACTTGCTTTTATTCTGCATCAGTACCATAACTTTGTATTTTTTCCCTTAGTTCTACGCTACTGTGCAGTAACTTAGTTACGTCTACAAGATAAGTTGTATCACTAGATGATAATTTGTCAACCCCTTCATCGTCAGAGACATAAAAGTAATCACCGTATTCAAGGTTAAGTTTACATTCCGAAATGATAAAGTCTACCTGTGCTTTATTTACTCTGAGTATATACTCCATGTATTTAAGCTCCTAACTTTTTCTCAAGTTCTTTAACTTGTGTCATTAATACTTTGTATTGCTTAATTAATTTACCACGTGTTCCGCTTCTCTTAGCTGGTATAAGCCCCTTGTTTATTAGGACTGCTCTACGATAAGATACACGATGCACATACTCATTCAAGTCAGAAGCAATTTGCTCCATAGTTTTATTGGCATCGTTCTCGACAATGTAATCGTCCAACACTGCATAGTTATAGGTAAACTTATCTGCCATCTTCATGTGGAAGGTATGGTTGACATACAACTCAGGGTGAGTTGACTTAACTACAGGGCGATTAGTGATTTTGATTTTGATAGTCATAGCGTGGGTTCTCCTTTGTGCTATATTAAACGTTAAGTTCTAGGGTCGTGTCTTCAAGTTCGTGCCAGCCAGTAGGCATACACACAAATGCTATGTTGTCTAGTAGATTAACAACAATGTCACCAACTGACAGGCTAGGGTGCTTCATCAGATGGGTAGTTTTAATAGGGTTGTCTTGCTCTATGCCATTGCCCTCAGCAAATATAGCCTCAAGTCTGGTACTCTCAAGACTTTTCTCACTACCTGCATACTGCATAAACATAGTAGGTTGATACAAACTGTACACCATTCCTGTATGTACAATTTTTTCTGGTGTAGCATTGTCTTTACCCATCATTATACTCAGGCTAAAGTATGCATCTGCCATAGGTTTATTACGTCCTGTGTTTATTATCTCTATCAGTTCATCATCAAGAGGACGTTGATATATTAAATATGAATGTAACATTAGGCTACCTTTCTACGTAGACTGTGTTTCGTTTTACGTGCAAGCTTTCGCTCACGTTTCCAATCATCTTTCTTAGGTCCAACGTTGGACTTAGGTTTCTTCGTAATCTTAACGAAGTTAGTCATCTCGTAGCGCATTGTACTTCTCCTGCTTACGGTTACGTTTGGCTTTGTTACCCTTCTTAGGGGGTACTACCTGTGGCGATTTGCGTAGTTGTAGCATAGCCTTTGCCACAGGATTTACAATACCTATTGTTGGTTTGATTTTCATTTCTGCACCTTAATATATTCACGAGTTATCTTATGCTTAAAGAAAAGCGTCTCACTGTCCTCATACATAAACATGTAAGAGTTTTTTATAGCTTCAAAAGCTTCTTCAAATTTCTGTTTCACATTCATCATGCCACAAATCTCCTTTGTATACTTTATAGTCTATCCTACTTTGTGCCTCTTGTAAGGCATCAATAAGTTCTGTCAAGGTTGAGCCATATCTTATGATAGGCATGAAAGCATTTGGCTCACCTATACCTACCTCTTGAAACTTAGTTGCTAGTGGGTCAGGGTCTCTGTGTTGTGCAATTGATACCTTAACCCCATTGTGAGTTACATAAATGTAATTAAAATCTATCTCAATTAAATTATCCATGTTCAAATCCATATGTTATACATTCTACGTGAAACCTAGACACTACGTCACCAGTATCTAAGGCACGATTGGCACGATTGCCAGCGACATATTCACACCAGCTATTCCACCAGTATTCTGCCGTATTTGTTTGTTCCATTGGATCTGTAACCATCTTGTGACAGAGGGTCACATATCCTGCTATCTTTCTACGGATAGTACCTTCGGATGCCTTTAAGTTTATCTTCACTACACTGTCAGATATATCCAACCTCTTGAGGTTATGACTGTCCAGACAGGCTGTATTAAAGCCAAGGCATTGAGCAAAGAAACCAGCCTTGACCATGCCCATGTTGGGAACATTGACAAACAGTCGTATGATTTCTGAACAACCCATAGGTGTATCATATCCAAACTTGTCCACTATGTCGTACACTTTGCCATACAAGTAATCGGCATTGTCTACTAGGTACTTGTACCCATCAGACTTTTTGCCCCACAAACAGTCGGCATCGTAGCCATCGTTCTGCACCTTGACCATGCTACCTCGTACAGTAGACAGGCCAGCTTGTATCGTAAGCAGTACGAACAGGCCAGTGTTTACCAAGGCATCTGGACCACGCCATCTGACAAAGGCTTTGATTTCACTTACATCACGTTGATACATTTTTTGTTCCCTCTTGTAGCCATTTTATAACTCCGTTATAGTTAGGTCCAATGTTGGACTAAGCAAATGCCTCGTCCCATTCGGCAGGTGTAATACCTGTCTTTAAGAACTCACGTTCATCTGCAGTCAGGTTAGGCATCACCTCTTGTATTGATGCACCTTCCATCCACAATGTAATCTGCTTTTCAGATACATCAATTTCCATTTCATGTGACTTACCACTCAACATTGATTTTTTACCAACTAACATTCTGTATGTTTCCTTGTTTGTTACTGTCTATACATGTTATATAAACACTTTCACTAAAGTATCAAGTGTTTATATAACTGTAAGACAAGTAGTTTAATTTACGTCACGCCATCCTGTGTCTTGACGCCATTCAATTAAGTTACCGACTTGATCATAAACTTCGTTTACTTTAGGTCCAACGTTGGACTTGGCTTGTTGCTGTTTAGCAAGGTCAAGTCGAGCTTTCAGCTCAATACGTCTGTCTGCTTTCGGCGTAGCATAGACTTGTCGTAGTCTAGCAGAGCTAGAATTATGTAAATAATATTTCATATTTTTGTTTCCTCATAAGCATGAAATTTCACTAAGTAATCCAGCTTTGAATCACCACTAATTTCATCGTTTAAAACATAGTTTAAAACATCTACACAACTATGCCATTCAATAATGTAATCAGCATAGTATCTAGCCACCACATGTTTAACATAGGGAGCAAATATGTGATCACTTTCACCTAA